GTGTTGGTGTGGGGGTCATGAAAAAAACAAACGCAGTCTGGCTCTCATGTCGGCTCTGTCGTGGCTTTCTGTTAGGTCGTACTGGCGGCACAGGCTGCGGAGCTCGGCAACGTTGAGCTCATCAAGAGTGACTTTCATCGGTTCCCTTTCTCATCGGTTGTGACTTGTGCTCGCCATGGATCGAACCGCCGTATCGGATACAGGTACCGTCGTTTAGGCGCGACGTAATCGGTATCGGTTGTGCGTTTGCCGCTCCGTGTTGGGTAGCTGCTGAACGTGTGGTGTGTGTGTGCTGGTGTCCAGTTCGCTGCTCGGTAAAGCGCACCGTCGTGTTTGTCGGTGTCTGAGTAGCTGACGACTGTAAGTGCGTTCGGGAATCGGTTGCGCAGTTGTCGTCGAACTCGTGACCATTGCTGGCTGCCTGCATTCTTGTTGTTTGAGGTGATGCACCAGCGGGTGAGCTCGATTACGGTGCCGTCGTTTGGGATCATGCGAGCTACAGGGTGAGCGAATGCGAGTGCGCCGGCTTCGTCGATCCAATGCGCAAACGCGCGTTGGCATGGTCCGAGGTAATGGTGTTCGGCAAAGACGTCATTTGCTTCTGCTGCTGTGCACCAGCCCGCCGGTAACGCGAACAGTTGCGGCTGCGTCATCGGCGGGCCTTTCGGTACTGGCGGCGGTAGCTGGCCTCGGCGTGCCGGCAACGCTCGCAGCGGCAGCCTCGGCGGTAGGCCGCTCGGCCATGCTGCTTCACGTGACCGTGCTGCTTCTTCGGAACGTAGGGCACGCTCTTCCTTCCTTGAGGGTGGGCGCGAGCGATCAAGACCACGGTCGCAGATTTGTGCGCCGTTTTTGGTCTTTGTGATCGGTGCTTCCCATCGGGCAGTTGCTCGCTCACAAGCCGCCGGGCATTACTTCGGCGGGCCCCGTCATGTGCTCGTCGATCCTGGTCGCTGTTGCAGGTGCGGGGACACGGTGACACCTGCGGCCGACGAGCTCGGTTTGCAACGTATTCAAGTGTTCGCCCCGTTGCGGGCATCGGTCCTTGAGGGCCGACCAGCCTGTCACGTCGCTGATGCGCAGTCATTGGGTCGGCTGACTGTCGCCGTGCATGTAGTAACATGCTCTCTGTTAAGCGACCGGCACCCTACACATATGATCACGAGGGTGTCAACGATCGGGCCGCCGGCGTTCGACTCCTTCCGTCGGCGGCCTGGTCGTCAATCTTGCGCAATGGCTTCGGTGAGCTCGGCGACACGGTCAGGATCAGCTCGGCGTATGCCGTGCAGAATCGTTGTGTGGTCACGGTCGAGCTCGGCTCCGATGTCAGCGAGCGTCATGTCGAACTCGTGGTAGAGGACGGCCATGATGGGATGGCGGGCGGCGACCACGGTGGCTTTGCGGGACGGTGACAGCAGTTCTCGTGTTGGGACGTTCCACAGTTCGGCTGCTGCTTTGACGACGTTCGGGACCGGGTCGTTGTAGTGCGGCTGGTTGATGTAGTGGCCGCATTTTGTGCACCATTCGAGCGTCATCGGCCGGCCTGCTTTCGGACTTCGTCCCAATCGGTGACATACCGCAGCCGGTGTGTTGAACGGTCCTGGGTGACGTGGTCTTTGCTTGGCTCAAGGTCGAACAGTGGGCCGAACTCGGCGATGGCTTGTCGTTCTCGTAGCGGTTCGCCGTGTTCGACTTGCCATCGGACGTAGAGCCAGCCCCAGAACAGGCTGAGGGTGATGAAGCCGGCCATGACGATGAAGAACAGGCCGCCGCTACTCATTGTTGTCTCGATGCTTCAGGATGCGGGCTCGTTGGCGGTATGGGGTGCGGATGTTGTCGCCGTAAACGTGCACGCCTTGGGCGGCGGTCATGCGTTCGGTGTGGCTTCGGGCCGGCGGCGGATCGGCGAGCTCGAGGCGGGCTCGTTTCATGCGTTCGGCATGTCGTTCAATATCGGTCATTTCCTCTTGTGCCTTTCGGGGTCTTGTAAGTACTTGATGATTTGGTCGGCGTGTTCTGGGCGGACGATTGCCGAGGCGATGGTGTCGGACCGCATGAGTGCGTCCATCCAAACATGTTGTTCGGGTCGGACACGGCCAGCCTCGGATTTCAGCTCGAGGAACAGCACCCTGGGCGGTTTGACGAGGACCAGGTCGGGAAAGCCGGCCACGTTGCGGCGCGAGTCGTTGTCGTGAAACACCAACCAGCCGTTGAGCTCGGCGGCGTCGGTCAAAAGCTGTTGTAGTTCAGCTTCGGTCACGGCGTTCGCAAACGAGCAGCCACAGCAGCCCGAGGGCTTGCACGACGATGCCGGCGGCGATGATTGCCCATATGGTCCACCAGCTCATGGTTTCGGGACGTCGTTTTGCATGACGGCCTGGACGGCTTCGTCGATCGCATGAGGTAGATCGTGAAAGTGCACGCGCTGCGTTAGCTGCCACCAGGGCGTTTCGACCTCGATCTCGTACACCATGAATTCCGGGTCGAAGTCTGGTGCTGGCCAGACGTTGATTCCGAGCGTTTTTTTCATGCCAATCCCCAAACAATTGCATTGCGGCCAGAACGGGTTTGTTCGCGCTGGCCGGTGTCGATAACACGGCCGTCAGTGACGAGCTCGCTGCGGCGGGTACGGACACCGGACACTGATACGGGTTTTGACAGGTCAGCGGCAATGCGTTGGCACAGTTGCTCGTCGGTGAGCGGGCCGTGCGTTTGCAGCGTTTCGATGATGCGTTGCTGTGTTTCGGTGACAGCGGTGCGGGTGATGGTGGCGGCGGCCTGGTGCGACGTGACAGGGTCGGTGTTGCGGGCCTTCGGTGTCGTGTGCTTGTAAACAACTTCGGGCTTGTAATTCTCACACCAGCGGATATGGCGGTTTTCGCCGCCGCATGTGTGGCAAATCATGATTCGTCTGCCTGACGTTGCAGGGCACGGTCGAGCCGGTATTGGTCGGCGCTCCAAAGGTGTGTGCCGACGCCGATGCGGGCGGCGCATCGTTTCAGCGCATCGGAGCAGGCGTCTTTGAGGCGTGCGCCGTCGTGCGGCCAATTCTCGGGCCTCTCACAGTCGCCAGCGTCCTGCACCGTCGTAAGGCGGTTGTCGATCAGCACCGACAATTCAGCCACGACGCCGCAAATGTGGCCAGTGTCGGCGTCACGAATCTCCCGAACAATGCGGAAGTCGAACGGACCGCACACAGCCAGCACCTTCTCGACGACCACGCTGTGTTTGACGTACGAGCCAAACCCAGTCGGGTTCTTCTGGATCAGCGACTGCGGGAAAGGTTTCGCAAGCTGTTGAAGCTGTTCGGTCATGAGCAGCTCCCAAAGCAGGCCGCTGGGTCGAGGGCGACGTCGGCCAGCATGTAAACGGCCAGGACGCCAGCGGCGATGAACCCGGCGATGGTCAGGGCGTCAAGTAGGCGGTTCACGCTGCACCGTCCTTCGCCGGCACATATCCCTCGTTCATCCACTCAACAAGCTTGGCAACGTCGTAGCGAACACAGCGATGCGAAATCCTGTAATGCGGGATTCGTTTTTCTTGCGTCCACTTTTCGATGGTGCGGGGTGACACGCCAAGGAACTCGGCAGCGCTGTCTTTGTCAACAAAGCTCATTTGTTTCTCCAGTCTGTGCCCAGTTGGGCAGGTGTTATCCAATCAGACTGTGGAGAACTTTGCAAGGATTAGACGATACGCACGTCGCCGACAGTGCTGTCGGTCACGTCGACAGTGACCGAACCTGACCGGCGTGCACCAGCGCCGGCTGTTTCGGCGTACTGCGGGCTGCCGGCATCCTCTGACGGGCACTGAATCCATGTCCGAGGCCCAAGCCATTCGCAACGGAACGAGTGAAAGTGGCCTGAAATGAGCAGGTCAGCGGCACCGATCGGGCGGTGATTACCTGCCTGCTTGTCGTGCCATGCCTGAGCCTTACCCTGCCCGCCGACCTGGTGCCCGTGGAATAGGCCGACCCGAAGCCCGTCGACCTCAACGCATACGGTCAGGTCATCGCCGGGCACGGCCCATGAAACGTGGTTGTATGCCTCGCTGTGGCTGGCAGCAAAGCGGCAGTCGTCCACGACGGCGATATCGACATTGTCGGAAACGATTGAGTCACGTTTGCCGTGCCGGTTTTCGCCGTGATTGCCAGGCACAGCAGCGACTGTGACTGTGTCGGCGAGGCTGCTGGCTTTGTCGATGATCGCCATCGCTGCCTCGCGCACCACGGCCCGCTGTTCTCGGTCGGTCATCTCAACGCTGTAAAGCTGCTGAGCTCCGTAGTGGTGTGGTGAGCAGGATTCGACCAGGTCGCCGCCGAATGCCACAAGGATTTCGCCGGGTTTGCCGGCTTGCCGCCATGACTGCTCGAAGCGTGCCGGCAGCTGGCCGAGGCTGTCCAAAACGTGCTCGATCGTGCCTGCTTTGCCTACCTGCCAGTCCGAGGTGGCCCATATCTGCCCGCCAGGGGCCGCTGAGAGCCGCTGTGAGCGTTTGCGGCGTCGTAGCGTAGCGATGAGCTCGTCGAGGTCGCCAAAAGCTTTGCTGCGGCGTACGGCGGTGATTCGGTAGTACCAGCACCATTCGCCGGTGCCGGCTTTTTGTTGCCATTTGCGTACCTGCAGCGTGCCGGGTTTGATTGCCCACTCGCCAGGGTCGAGCCGCATTTCGGCGAGGATGGTGGCTTCGTCTGGGTCGATTGCTTCGGTCGTGGCGAGGCCGGTAAACGTAGCCTGGCCAGATGAGTGGTCGATTATGTGGCCTGGTTCCCAGCCGGGTGGCGGCCGGTCTGGGCCGTTACGGTGCGCCGTCAGCCTCGTGAACTTTTCAGCGGCGGACATGCTCACGCCACCTGACGACCGACGAGTACCCCATGTCGATGCCGACGGCCTCGAGGCTGCGTTGGATCATCGCGATGTTGGGGTGGTCGTCGTGCAGTGCTTCGACGATGGCGGCGAGCAGGTCGGGGTCGTTGGCCTTGAGCTCTCGGGTGACAGCGTGAAAGTTAGGCCGCCTACTCGGCACCATTGTCTGACGAAACTGGTCTGCCTTCGACACGGTGATGGTCCTCCAGGTGGTCGTCGAGCCGGTGCGCTACCTGGTCGACACGGTCCAACGTGATTTTGGAACGCTCGTCGAGCCGGCCAAGCAACACTCGGCTTTCGCCGTGCTGAGCGGTGTTTTCGGCTCGTAGGTTGCGGAGTTGCAGAAGGGAAGCGAGGGCGATGCCGCCCAACGAGAACGCGCCGGTGATGAGAGCAACCCAGACCTGCATGGCGACATGTTACGAGACAAGCTCGTAAAGATCAGCAACTACATGCTCCATGTTGTCAGCAGCGATGACCGGCCCGTCGAACGTGGCAAGCCACTGCTGCACGTTGCTGATGGGTCGGGCACGGTTGCCGGCTGTAACCCAAGCCTGACCGCTGGTCTTGCTGACGAGCGTTTGCATCACGTCCTCGTTTGGTGGTGTCGGTTGTTGAAGCTGATCAAATGCCTTCGATGGGCATTCAGTGTAGGCGACAGCGGAGTGCGGCATGAGCGCCGGTGATTCTTGCGTAGCGCCTGAGCGTTCGAGCTGGTTGACGAGCTGCCAGAACGACGACCGCATCGCTGACGTGACCGGGTCAGTTCGGTAATCACCGATCAGCGAGATGCTGACGGTGTTGTGGTTCTGGTAGCTGCCGCCTTTATCGTTCCGGTTCGCTCCGTTGCGATAGCGGGTGCCACGGCCCTCAAACACCGCGCCGGTCGGATGGATCAGATACGAGTACGGGATTGCTGCAAATGATCCACGGTTGTAGGTGACTCGTTCGACGGTTTGGACGTCAGCGACCGGGTCGCTCGTGATTCTGGTGACGGTGTGGTGCACGACAATGCCGGCGTTGCCGGTCGTGAACGGTGCCGGTTTGCCCCACACGCCGTACACAGACCATGCGCCGTGCGGAATCACGTTCATTCGTCGTTGCTCAAGCTCGTCAGGCCACGTTGGTCGGGCAGCACCGGCGTAACCCGGCGGATGATGATGGTGGCGGTGGCGATAATGACGGCGGCTTGGGCGGCGATGTCGGCGACGGCTGGCATGTCAGCTAGTTCCTCGACGAGGATGGCTGCGATAGCGCCGGCGGCGGTAAGCCAGGTCACAGCAGCGGTTAGGACGGTGCGGACGCGTTCAATCATGCTGGTCGTGCCTTTTGGTCAGGACGGGTCGGTCCAGGCTGAGCCGTTCCAGTATTGCACTGCGGTGACGTCGGTCCAGGCTGAGCCGTTCCAATACTGGACGTTTGTGGCGTCGTCCCAGGCGCTGCCGGTCCAATACTTGAAACCGGCGGCCGCAACAGTGATTTGGAATGCGCCAGCGTCGATTGAGCCGGCTTTGGTCGGTCGAGGGTTGCCTGCAATATCGGTAGAAAAGTCCTGGCGAGAATCGGGTTCGGAACCTTGCCGGTTGACGCCAGTACCGAGCAGCAAATTAGAGCCTGCACCGGTAGCAACGACCGGCGTGTAGTCCTCGGTGTTGGTCGTCAAGTCGGTGACGATCATTGCGTTGGCGGTAGTCGTCGTCGTGGTCAAGCCACCAGACAGCGTTTGTGATGACGAGAACGATCCCGAGTTGGCTGCATACCAGGTGTCGTCATTGTCCCAAGCGTTGTTCGAACCGGCGTCAGTGATGCTGGCCCAGCCGCCTGTAGCTGTGAAACCATTGCCTGCGCTGTAATCGTAAACGCCATTTCCGGCCAGTGCGCAGTTGTACAGATTGACACTCCAGCCTGCCGTGTTGACGCCAACTCTGAGGCCAACGTGTCGGTAGGTGCCGCCGCCGACGCCGCACTCTGCAATAGTTACGAAATCGCAGTAAATGCTGCCTGAGTAACTGCCATTGTCGATGCCGTCAACCCCGGCATACTGAACATTGTAAATCAGTGTGTTGTCGACAAAAGCGGAACGTGTGCCGGGACTAGCGTTCACGCGAATGCCGTAATCGGTGATGGAAGATTGTGAGCGGATTATGCAACGCGAAACGAGCGTGTTTTGACCATTGACAAGAACGACCTGACCACCGCCAGCAGTTCCTTTTAGTTCAAGATATTCAAGGCGACTGTAATCGCCAAGAATTACAAGTGTAGGGCCGCGCACGATGCGAGCATGACCTGTGCCCGCAACGCCGCTGTGACGGTTTCCCTCCGAAACTGTAAGCCACACATAATTTGAGGCGGTAGCTGTGCCAGTGTTTGGAGTTAAATTAATGGAACTCGTGTATTCTCCTTGGTCGTCGACAACCATCTTGTAATAGCCGGTCGAAACATCTGACGCCGCATTCGCTGAAGAAATCGTCGTGTAATCGCCTGCGCCATCCTTGCGAATTGTGACCGTCGTATCAGGCATTTTCTTCCTCCCGAGGCAACGGATCGTCAGCGTCAGGACGCACAGCGCCGTAACCGTCCTCATGCGACGGATCAAACTTTGTGCGGTTCACCTTGTGCTCGGATACCTCGCAGAACCGGGCCTGCGTCATCGTGATCTCGCCGTCGCTGTCGATAACGGCCAGTTCTTCCGGCGTGAACTCGGACAGGCGCAGCCGCCACACATATTCGTGCGTCACGACTTCGCCGCTTAGCGTTTCCTCGTCAAACTCTGGTTCGCCAAGCACAGCAGGCCGAGTTGCTTGCCGAACCAGCTTTGCTCGAATCTCGTCGGCTGGCACCGACCCGCTGTTTACCCGAACAATGAAGAACCGAGCGTCGAACTCGTCTTGGGCACGGCCAACCTCAAGCCATCGCCGCAACGATTCACGAATGCCGTACTGCGCAGTCCGGGTCCGAACCTCAAAGATGTCGCCACGCTTCGGACGAGCGTCAGAAGCCTCCTGGTCGACGTCGTCGAGGTCGTTGTTGCGAAGGTGAACGAGGGCCGAGAACGTCACGAGATGTCGACCCACAGATCGCCGGTGGTCTGACCGCTCGACGGTGCTGTGGTCGACACGGTGAGCTTGCGGCCGGCGTTGTCAGAATCGGACATATCAGCGTTTTCGGGTGCGACACCGCCCGACGTAATCATGTTGGTCCACGATGCCGACTCGTATGCCTGGTAATAGCCGGTCGATTCGAGGTAGCAGATCATGCCGTCGGCCGGCGACGTAATCGCTGCGTCACGCGCTGTGGCGTCAGCAAACACCATGACGGCCTGGTCGGCCAGGTAGCCCTGGACGTTCGCTGCCGTCAAGATTTCGCCTGCGACAAATGTTCTGTAACCGGAACCCATGAGTTTTAGCCTATCTGATTGACGTCGAGGAGTCCGTAACCCGCATCATCAAGCAGGAAGAACACGGTTTGTGCTCCGTCCTCGAGCTGCACGGTCATTTGTGAACCCGTCGGGGTAATGTTCCATCTGACGCCGGAAACGACGCCAGTGAAGTCAAGTGTTGAGCTTGCGCCTTGGGGCCGTAGCCGGACGGTTGTCGAGTCGCCTACTGATGTTTTGACGAGCTGGTAGTCGTCGTTTTCGCCTTCGACGATTGTTTGCAGGACGATGTCGCGCACGGCGAGCGGTGGTGCGCCTTCGGTGCCGTACTGCGCTAGGAACGCATCAGCAAGGTTCTTTGTTGCTGTGTCGTTTTGGCACAGCAGACCGGTGCGGCTAATGCTTCGTGCGCCGAACTGGTCGACGTTGGCGGTTGCTGTTTGTTCGGTGCCGCCGGTGCTGGTAAACGAAACCTGCGAGTAACTGCTTTTTGTGCCGGAAGCGAAGTCGATGCTGGCGTAGTAGTGCGGCTCGGTTCCTGACGGCGTGAGGCGTGCATCCCACAAGTTCAGCGGGGTCAGGCCGACGACGCCGGTAACGGCGCTTGTGACTGGTTTCTGGCCGCGTGTTCGGAACGTCAAAGCGTTGTTTGGTGTGGTGCCGTCGACGGGTAGGCCGTGGCGAACGTACACGTCGCCGCCATCACTGTGTTCGACAGTTTGCAGCAGCGAGCCAGCGGTGCCTTTGTAGTCGGTGACGGCTTGCAGCGTTTGGCCGGTATCGCCCGACGGGTTAACGACCTGGGTTTGTTCGATTTGTGTCGTGACAGCGTTTGAGGCTGCGAGGACGCGTGAAATGTGGTCGGCGGCCGGGCCGGCGTCGACGTCGAGGCCGTCAGTCAAGTCAAAACCGAGCGGGCTGGTGTCAAGCAGGCCACGGGTTGCCGAGTCGAGGGTGAAACCAGCGAGCGTTGTTGTGCCGAATGACAGCGTGCCGAGCATCGTCAAAGCATCCGAAACGGTTACTCTGACCAACGACTCGAACGTGCCCTGGAAGCTGTATTCAATATCGGTCACGACGCCGGTGAACGCTGCTGGTGGGCCGTGCGTCCACGACGGTGCGCCGGCCCCAGTCACGTCAGCGTAAATGCGGACTTTGGTACCGAGGAATTGTGCGTTGGCGTAAGTGCCGCCGGCGTCGGGCGTGTAAGCGCTGGTCGTGTTGTCGAGCTGCAAAACGCAAGTGCCGCCGCTGTACGACAGGGCGTCGCCTCGTTTGCCGTAGCTGATCGCTGCGCCCATAACGTCACCGATCGGCACGGCGGGCGGGTTGCTGCCGCCGTCCTTGTCGGTCGGCTGAAACTCGAGCGCCCAGGCCCACGAAGCCACTACAGCTGCCCCGTAAGAATTGGGACGGTGCCGCCGTGCGCCCGTGCATATCGTTGCAACGCTGCGACAACATCGGCACCATCCGAGCCGACTGGCATGTTTACGGTGACGTTCATTGTGCCGCCGCCCAGGCCGCCGAGGCGGTTGTTGTTCATAATTGTGCCCGAGCCGGTCGGCACAAACAGTTCTGGGCCGGTTTCGCCGACGATGTACGGGCTGCCAGCACTTACTGGCCCGCCGGCAGCTCTACCTCCCGGGTTTGAGACGAAATCCCATGCTGCGCCGAGAATGCCGCCGCCAGGCACCAAGTCTGCAAGTGCGCTCGCGATAGCGCTACCAGCAGCTTTAATACCGTCAACGATGCCGCCGACCAGGTCTTTGCCGAGCTGAATTGCGCCGTCAACAATCGCGGTAGTGAGGTCGGCAAGCAACGTCACGAGCTCCTCGATCACGTCAGGCGCGACATCAATGATCCATTGAATCAGTGCCAGGCCCCACTCGGCGAGATAACCGATGATTTTAGGAAGCGCTTCGGTCAGCATCCAGTTTTGAATCTTGATCTGCAGCTTCACCAATTCCATCAGCAACGGCGGGATCAGCGGCCCGACCCACTCCACAAACGCTTTCGCCCATGAAGCGAGCTTTTCGACGATCATCGGCAAGCCGATGTCGATAAACCAGTTTGCGAACGCTGCGATGAGCTCGCCGAGCTTGGTCAGGAACGGCGGGATAAGCGGCCCGATCCAATCGATAAACGCTTTGGCCCATGCTTGAAGCTGTTCGACGATGGCCGGCACGGCGGTCGTGTACCACCACTTCGCAAAGTCGAGGATCAGGTTGCCGAGTGCTGCAAGCATCGGCGGCCCAGCCTTCTTAACCCAGTCGACGAATCCTTGCGCCCACACGGCGAGCTGTGCCTTAATCGCCGGCCACGCTTCTTTGATCCGTTCGGAAACGTTTGAGATGACGCCGCCCAGGCCCTCCTCGTCAAACACCTCGATGAGCTCGACAACGATGTCGGCGGCTTGTGCGAACAGCGGCAGCAATTTGCGGGCCAAGTCTTCTTGGAGCTCGCCGAACGCTGCTTTTAGCTGGTTCTGTGCAGCGGTCAGTTTGTTGCCACCAGCGGCATACGCTTCCTGCGCATCGGTCGACTTCTCAAGGATCAGGGCCTGCGTCGCAAGCGCTTTGTCTTGCTCGGTGATCGCTTCTCGACCGTTTTGCTGAGCGATCAGCAGGGCACGCTGGTCGACTTCGGCCTGGTTGATCGCGATACCGAGCGACTTGAGCGAGTCACGTTCGCCGAGCAGCGCTTTCGACAGGATTTCGGCGGTTTCTTCGACGCCACGCTGCCCGCCCGACCACTCGGACAACGCACCGGCCAGGCCGATGATCTCGGTCGACATGTTGGCGGCTTCGTCGGCCGTGAACCCCATTGGCTTGAGCAGGTCGCCGGCGTTAGCAGCGAGGCCGGCTGCCTGGGTTGCGGTAAGGCCCATGCGGGCTGCGACTTCGTCGGCCCAGTCTGTGACCGTGTTGAGCGAGTCGCCGGAGAATACGGTGCCGATCTTCTGGTCGAGGGCGGTCAGTTCCTCGCCGACGTCGAACAGTTGCTTGCCGACAACGACAGCCAGGCCGCCGGCTGCAGCGCCCATGACGCCGAAGCCTTTGACGACGTTTGCCGAAACGTTGCCGACTTTCGTGCCGAACTTGCCGAGCTTGTCGCTGGCTTCACCGACAGCTTTCTTGAACTTCTTAGCGTCGCCGAGAATGGCAACGTTGATTACGCTCGAGCCTGCTGCCATGGGTCAATCCTAGAACACCTTGCGAATGATGCTGTCGATTTCGTCGTTGTAACGTTCGATCACTTCCTGGCGGCGATCGTCAAGCGCTTCATACAAGAACGGCTGAGGTTTGATGCCGCGCCTGCCCCAGCCAAAATGAATCGGAGCAGCGTAGGGCACCGATGTTGGGCCGCTTTTGCGGTTGTTGCCGGCCCGAACTCGAGCAGCGGTTTGCGTGCCTGATCCTCGGATTGAGTTGCGAAGCCGGCCGCTACGCACCGGAACTTTCGTTTTGGCTGTGCCGGCGACGTCGTCAGCGATGTATCGGTGCAGGTCTTTGAGCTCCGACATGTCGTTGCCGGCTTTGCGAAAGTCGCGCCGCAGCTCGCGCAGCCCTCGCACTTCGACGAGGCTGCCGGCTTGCATTGACGCATGACGATTGCCGCCGCCTCGATCAGACACGCGCCGGCCCCGGTATTCACCGAGGTCGTAGCTGAATGTCTGAGTCGCCATCGTCAGCGCCTCCGTGCTGCTTTCTCTTGCGCCTGGTGACGCTCTTTCAGGATTGCCTGCAACGCACGAATAACGGCCGGGGAAGCGTTCTCAAGCTCGCTGATCGGTTGCCCGGTAGCGAGTG